TCCATGCATCGCCACCACCACTAGGAAATCCGTGGTGATTGCCCAGACCAAGCTCCCAATGCGGAGTAGATCTGAGACTTAAGCGGGAAGCCTTTCGCGACATGCGAGGGCAGACTTTCCCGTCCCGAAGTGTACCAGCAACGGCAGCCATTAGTAGGGCGTATGGGTTGTTAAACCATTCGTCTATCTGAGGTGGCTGCTGCTCGACGTCGGTCATGTCGAAGGAACGAACCGTGATAGTGAGGCAGCGGTATTTAATCGCACCTGTAAATCTGTCACGACGGACCTTTTGACGCACTAGCTCAAATGGCACTTTAATCCCTGCATCATCCGACTCGTGGAAAGGAACGTACAACTTACGTAGCCCCCTCGACAAATTGGCGATGGTAAATGGGAGTGGCACCGAGTGTCGTGCTGACCAATCGTTCAATCTATTGATTGCTGAGTACTTGTCGTAGTCGTTCTTGAGGGTTTTAATGTAAACACCCCTCACGTTGTAGCCCGAGTAGAAATCCGAACCACACGACTCGCGGAAATAACCGTCGTTAAACGATTTATCTACGTTAACCGTAAACCCGCAAAACGTCAGTAGTCTGCAAACTTGGCCATAAGCCTCGCGCAGGACTATGATGTCATCGCCAAAAACAGCGAACGAGCCCACAGAGATGTCACTTGGGCGCTCGAACTTTAACATTCGAGTGCGGTAAACACCGTAGACTAAGCTTGTGAAAATCAGTGTCTGAAGTGGGAAAGTAAAAGCATTCCCCATGGACGACACCATATGCAGAGTCTCCTCACGGCCGTCTGGATAAACGGCCTTACCTGTACGTACCAACTCGAGCCATTCAACAACGGCCCGAGGCAGCAGTTCGCGTACAAGAGTGAGGGATATGGAATCCGAAGCAGACTTGAGGTCGATAGTACCAAACCTTTGGTCGACGGAACCCATCTGAGCAAGAAGCCGATTGTTGTCTGGCTGCTTCGCGAGGTCGATACCACAGACCTCTACGAGCCGCTGTTCAATCGTACGGCCGATTCCCTTTTGAAAAAGCATGTTGACAAGGGGCTCAGTGCATATCGTCCTGCTTATTTCGCGCGTCTTCGGTACAAAACTGAGACGGCTACACGGATCAACCCTGTATCCCCTAATAAGCGATCGAAAAGACTCAACGTTCGACCAATAAGGATCAGACAGGGTGAGGTGCTGGAATTTCTCCAACAGCGCCTGGCTAGATGCAGTCATAACACTGGTCCCGATCTTGCTGTAAAACGCATTAGATTTAGAACCGATGTTGCTGCCGTTGCCTAAACCGAAGTTCTCAAAAATTCTACCGTGTGACAAGAGCGGACCGCGGAAGCGGCCCGAACTGTCGAAATCAGGGTAGAAGAAGTCGTGG